TTGACATATATATTATTAACCTATATATAAATAAACGAGAAAGTTATGACAATTGATTTTGAAAAAGATAGGATGCAATCTGTTGAGCAGATAGATTCTGCTAAACGATTATCCGACAAAGTTTTAGAACTAAAAGATTTAGAAGATGAAATCGCAAATGCTGAAGAGTCTCTTAAAAAATTAAAAGAAAAAGCAAAAGTAGTTTCATCTGTAGAGATACCTGCAATGATGGATGACATGCAGATTACAAAATTAAAGCTGAAAGATGGCGAACAAGTAGAAATCAAAAAAATCTATGGCGCTTCTATTCCTAAAGATCAACAGGGAGCAGCTTTTACATGGCTTCGTAACAACGGTCTAGGTGATGTTATTAAAAATGACATTACCGTTACCTTTGGTCGTGGCGAAGACAACAAGGCGGCCGCGTATGCGGACCTTGCAAAGGGTCAAGGGTTTGAGCCAGTTCAAAAGATTGGCGTAAACCCTATGACTCTAAAAGCTCTTGTCAGAGAGCGTCTTGAGAATGGTCAAGATGTTCCAGAAGAGCTGTTTAAACCGTTTGAAGGTAACCAAACAAAAATCACAAGGAGAAACTAGAAATGAGTAGCGAGAAACAAGTAACTACTAAAAAAGAAAACCTACCATCTGCAGGTTTATTTGAGGCAGATGCACAAATGGGTTTTGAGAAAGTGAAGACAGATAGTCTGGCTCCACCAATTCTTAAACTCTTACAGAATGGATCAGCAGAAGCACAGAAGCGTAACCAAAATTACGTAGAGGGTGCAGAGCCTGGTATGTTCTTAAACACTGTTACGAAACAGTTATATGATGGTGACAAAGGAATACAGGTTATTCCATGTTACTACAAGTTAGAATACCAAGAGTGGGCAGATTACGGAACAGGTTCAGGTAGACCTGAAATGATCTTTCCAGATACTTCGGATATTCTAGAAAAAACTACAAAGGGAGCTGACGGTAAAGATAGATTACAAAATGGTAATTATATCTTAACGGTTGGTCAACACTTTGTAATTATTTTAGGTAATACTGGTTCTGAAACTGCAATGATATCTATGAGTTCATCTCAAGGTAAAATTAGCAGAAAATGGAACTCCATGATGAAATCTATTACTTTAGATGGAAAGAATGGACCATATACGCCACCATCATTTAGCCATGTATACATGTTATCTTCTGTATTAAATACAGGTAAAGGTAATCAATGGTATGGCTACAATGTAAAAAAAATAGGTATGCTAGAAGATGTCAAGATGTATGAACGAGCAAAGAAGTTCTACGAAGGCATTAAAAATAAAGCATAAATGATTTTGGGGGCGGTTCGTTGCTTCGTCCCGCCTCCGAAAGCATAGTGGTGATGATAGTCAAAGTAGATAAATTTATAAATATATTTGAAGGTTCGTTTAGTGCCTATGGTCAAACTAGAAAGACAGAAGAGTTTGATGAAAGAGGTAAACACAAAACAAGATCTTTTATAATTAAAAAAAGTCCTACCAAACAAATGTTTCAAGAACATTTAGATGGTAAAGATCCTGCACTGGGTATTATTCCTATCAACGAAGAGAATAAATGTAAGTGGGCTTGTATAGATATTGATCTATATAACGGCTTTGATCACAAAGAATTAATCAAAAAAATACGTCAACATGACTTCCCTTTAATTGTGTGTAGATCTAAATCTGGAGGTGCACATGTGTTTTTATTTGCAGATAAGTTTTTACCAGCAGTATTGTTTAGAAGTAAACTAAAAGAAATGGCAGCTAAACTAGGTTATGCCAATGCAGAAATTTTTCCAAAACAAAATAAAGTAGACATGCAAAAAGGTGGTACAGGTAGTTTTTTAAATTTACCTTACCATAACGAAAAAATGACAATGAGATATGCTATTAAAGATGATGGGTCAGCCATGTCTATAATTGAATTTTTTGAGGCGCATAGTAAAGTAAAACTATCAGAAGATCAACTCTCTAAATTGTCTATAAAAGAAGAAAAAGTTCTTGACAACTTACTTAAAGGTGCGCCACCATGTTTGGTTACGATCGCAAAACAAGGTATTCCAAACGGACAAAGAAACAACGCACTATATAATTTTGGTGTATACACAAAGAAAAGATTTCCTGATTCATGGGATACAGAAATATTTAAATACAACGATGCGTATTGCAAACCACCACTAGATAAAAAAGAAGTAGATACATTAATTAAATCTATAGAGGGCAAAGAGTATAATTATAAATGTAAGGACGAACCTATTGCATCGTTTTGTAATTCTAAAAAATGTGTGATGCAAGAGTTTGGTGTGGGTGATGGTTTACCAGAGACAGAAATAAAAGAAATACAGAAGTATGATTCAGATCCACCTTTGTATTATGTAACAATAGGCGATGAACAGGTAGAAGTAGAATCACAAGACTTGCATGAACCAGATAGATTTTCATTAAAATGTTTAGAACAAATCAATCAAGCTATGCCTCCAGTTGGTAAACTAATCTGGAGAAAGGCAATAAATAAATTATTAAAAAATACAATACCTATCGAAGCACCAGAGTCTACAAAAATTGATGTGCAACTAAAAGAATTACTATCAGACTACATAAATAAAATACCAGGTAAAAACTGGAACGATGTATTACGAGGATTATCATACACAGAAGATGAAGTTAGTTATTTTAAGTTTAAAGACTTTTGGAAGTATTTAGTTAGAACAAAAATATGGGATACAAAAAAATATCCAAAACAAAAAACAGCAAGAATGTTAGAGACGTTGTTTGATGCAGAAGAGATACCAGGTAAGATAAATAACAAAAGTGTAAGATACATGTCCTTACCTACACTTAAATTAGATAAACCAAATACAAGAAAAGATAAAATGAAGGAGGCACCTTTTGCATAGAATAATTATTCCGGGTCCTCCAGGCACAGGTAAAACACATAGACTCATGCAACTATTAGATAATGAGTTGAATTTAATTAAAACAGATCCTGAGAAGATTGCGTACATAGCTTTTAGTAATGCTGCAGCAAATGTAGCGAAAGAAAGAATTAAGAATGATAAAATTTATGTGAGCACCATGCACTCTATGGGTTCACAAGAATGTAATATCAATACTAAAACACAATTATTAAAAGGAGATAAGTGGAAAAGTTTTAAAAATTTTTCTAGCCTTTGTGCTGACCTATCTTTTGAATCACGTATAAATGTAAATGGTTATGTAGAACACGTTAACCCACATATGAAAATTATAGAGTATGCAAGGAATAGAAAGATAAGTTTAGCAGATGCAGCCGTAGAATTAGAATTACATTATACTACAGACATCTGGTTAACAGAACAAATAGAAGCAGATTTAACTACATACAAAGAGCAGACGGGTATGATTGAATACTCTGATATGATTTCTAAGTTTGTCGAGGAGGACAAGTGTCCACCACTACACTGTGTTTTCCTCGATGAAGCCCAAGATCTAAGTCCTCTGCAGTGGGATATGTTTTTTTACATAGAGAGTAAGTGTGCTCGTTCGTACATTGCAGGGGATGATGATCAAACTATTTATACGTTTCAAGGGGCTTCACCAAAAATATTTATAAATTTAAAAGGTATGTTTGACCCACAGATACAATCACGTAGAGTGCCAAGATCTGTGCATAGACTAGCAACAACTATATTTCCACACATGTCTCAACGTCTCGATAAAAAATGGGAACCAAGAGATGCTGAGGGATCTGTAAGTATGAATGCAAACTTTGAAGAATTACCTATGCATCAAGGTAACTGGATGATATTGACTAGAACAAATAAAATGTTAGAAAGATTACGTGAGTATTTATACAGCATGAATTATAGATTTGAAGCGAAAGCACAAGAGTTACTTCCTAAAAAAATGTTAAATGCGTACAGAGTTTGGCAACGTTTACATCAAGGTGCTGTTGTAAGTAAAGAAGATGTAAAAGATCTATGGGACTTCTTGACGGTAAAACAAGGACATCTTGTTAGAGGTTTTGCTGGTGGTAAGACACTAGAAAATATAACCGCGATAGATTTAGATGGACTAAAATCTGAACACGGGTTGCGAGCGACGGGGAGCTGGGAGACACTAAACTTTCCAGAAGATAGTAAACTATATATAAAAAAATTATTAGAGTCAGGTGATGATTTAATGAAACCTGCAAGAATAAAATTATCTACAATACATGGTGTCAAAGGAGAAGAATGTGATAATGTAGTTCTCTTTACTGACATAGAAAGAATAATATACGAGTCAGCAAAAAGAGATCCTGATCCAGAACATCGTTTATTTTTTGTAGGTATAACTAGAACCAAAGAAAATTTATTTGTATGCACACAGCATTACGAATATCAATACAACATAGGAGCACCAATAGTATGACGGACGTAGGTATGTTTGATGAAATGGATAAAGTCAAACCACAAAACAAACAAATAGGCGGATCACATTATATGTATTTTGACATACAGCCATACGAGTTTATTTCAAAAAATAATCTTTCGTTTTTTCAGGGCTGTGTTGTGAAATACGTTTGTAGATACATGCATAAAAACGGAATAGAAGATCTTGACAAGATCATTCACTATTGCGAATTAGAAAAAAAGAAGTTAAAAGATACAAAGAAGAAAAAGAAATAATGTTTACAGTTCAAACTGAATGGGATTGTCCAGATAGTTTTCCTGATCTGTCAGGAGAAAAATATATTGCAATCGACTTAGAAACAAAAGACCCAGATTTAAAAGCAAAAGGTTCTGGTGCCATACAAGGTAGGGGTGAGATAGTCGGTATCGCTGTAGCTGTAGAGGGATGGAAAGGTTATTATCCAATAGCACATGAAGGCGGTGGTAATTTAGATAGAAGAATAGTTTTAGAATGGTTTAAAAAAGTTTGTGCAACAGATTCTTACAAGATATTCCATAATGCAATGTATGATGTGTGTTGGATCAAAGCTTATGGTATACCGATAAACGGACACATTATGGATACCATGTTGATGGCATCTTTGATTGATGAAAACAGATTATGGTACACATTAAATAGTATATCGTTTGATTATTTAAGAGAAGTAAAAGATGAAAAGGCTTTGAACGAAGCTGCAGAATCATGGGGTATAGATCCAAAAAAAGAATTATATAAACTACCCGCAATGTATGTAGGTAATTATGCAGAGCAAGATGCTAAACTTACATTAGAATTATTTAAAGCGTTATCAAGAGAGATACAAAAGAAAAATCTTGTAGAGATATTTGATTTAGAAACTCAGTTATTTCCGTGTTTAATAGATATGAAATTTAAAGGGGTTTGTGTCGACCTCGAACGTGCTCATAAGCTGAAGCAGCAGTTAAGTAAACAGGAAGAGCAATACCTATTAGAAGTAAAAAAGCAAACAGGAATAGATGTTCAAATATGGGCAGCAAGAAGTATCGCCAAAGTTTTTGACCACCTGTCTTTACCCTACGCCAAAACCGAGAAAACCGAGTCACCTTCATTTACAAAAAATTTCCTTTCAACACATGAACATCCTTTAATTAAGAATATAGCAAAAGCTAGAGAGATAAACAAGGCACACACAACTTTCATAGACACCATATTAAAACATCAATATAGAGGCAGAATACACGCAGATATTAATCCAATAAGATCAGATCAAGGTGGGACTGTTACAGGCAGATTTAGTTATTCAAATCCAAATTTACAACAAATACCAGCAAGAAACAAAGATCTGGGTCCTATGATTCGTTCTTTGTTTTTACCAGAAAAAGATCACAAGTGGGGTTGTTTTGATTATAGTCAACAAGAACCAAGACTTGTTGTGCACTATGCAGCAGAGACACAACCTATTTGTTATGATGAATCGGTAAGAAATATTGTAGAAAAATTTAAAGATGACAAAGTAGACTTTCACCAAACCGTAGCTGATATGGCTAATATATCTAGGACACAAGCCAAAACAATTAATCTTGGTTTGTTTTATGGTATGGGTAAAACAAAATTACAGGCAGAATTAGGATTAAGTAAAAAAGAAGATGCAGAAAATTTATTTAATCAATACCACGAGAATGTTCCTTTTGTTAGAGATTTAATGAATTACACGTCTAATCAAGCCCAACAATCTGGATCAATAGGAACTTTATTGGGACGTAGATGTAGATTTACAAAATGGGAACCAAATAGATTTGGTATGCATAAACCCATGGAGTTTGAAGAAGCAGAGAGAACTTATGGTAGAGGTAGAATACGCAGAGCATTTACGTACAAAGCACTCAACAAATTAATACAAGGATCTGCAGCTGATATGACAAAGAAGGCCATGTTAGATTTATACAAAGAAGGTATTATACCTCACATACAAATTCATGATGAACTTGATATATCTGTTAAGTCTGATGAAGAGGCAAAAAGAATAATTGAAATTATGGAAAATGCTGTTAGTCTTGCGGTTCCCAACAAAGTTGATTATGAATCAGGCAAAACTTGGGGCGATATTTATGGATAACTATGGCTTATTTGAACGCAAACATTCCTGTAGAGTATGCACAAATCAAAAGAGAATATCTTTATGATCTTAAGAAACATCATGGAGAAGTTGAAGATTGTATTATCTTTGGTCTTAGCGCTATTACAGGTCGTAGTATTTTATTTCACGCTATTATGGAAAATGGTGCTGTCTTTTATAGACTACCTATCTCAGCGTTTATTCAACGTGGATTTAAAGCTGAGGATGTTCCTAGGCGTAGACTTGATGAGCTTCAGCTCTGGAATTGTTTTAGTTATTATCCTTCTGTTGTTTCTTGGGATATCCTAGACGGACAAGCAGGAAAATACATAGGAAAAGATAAAAAATGGCACCCCGGAAAGTACCTATTTACGGTTGACTTTGCTCACCCTGAAAGTAATATATTAGATACGGACCATTCAGAAGTTCCGCACGAGCACAAGTGTGCTCACATCATAGCTCTCGATGATGGGAACTATGCAGCACAGCCAAACAATAGATGTATTTGGGATATACCTTCGTTTACAGTTAAAGATAATATTCCAGATTGGAAAGTGCAGACATCTGAGTGGAATGTAGAGAACACAAGTCAATGGAAAACAGAAGATACTGATAAGTTCTTCTACGAAATTGAGGAGAAGAAACATGATGAATAAATGTAAAGCTATTTGTTGCAAAGTTTGGGACAAAATAAAAGCTGGCTGGAACTGGATCGTGTCTAGATTCAACAGGTAATTTATGGCCCTAAAAATTTCTGAATCCGCTGCCGTACAGATGCCGATGAAAACGGTTGCTAGTTTAATCGCAATCATCGCAATTGGCACCTGGGCTTATTTTGGCATACATGAAAAATTAAACCAGCACTCAACAAAAATAGAGTTGATGCAAAAAGATTTAGACCAGAACTCAGAGTTTAGAATTAAATATCCAAGAGGTGAGTTAGGTCAATCAGCTGGAGAAGCAGAGCTTTTCATGATTGTAGAACACGTTAGTGGTCTATTAGAGGATGTAGAAACAGAGATTAAAGGTATGAGAAACAATGCAGTTAACATAGAGTTTTTAAAGAAAAGAACTGAGAAGTTAACAGAAGATGTAGAGAAGATAATTAGAAATGGAAGTGGTAAACATCAATGATAGAAACTGTATTTGCACTTATCTTAACTTTAAACGGAAATATGATAGAGCATGTTTACAAAACATCGTTATCCGATTGTTTGAAATCCAAACGTATCGCGCAGAACGAGGTAAATCCAGAAAGGGTTGTATTTTCT